GAGCGTTCCTAAAAGAAGATAAGATTGAACGAGTTAGGAACGAAGTAGAATTTAAATCAGGTAGAGGCTATCGTTCGGTTCATACAAAGATACGAGAACAAGTATTGGCTAACAAAGCAAAACATTCACCGTATCCACTAACTCCTGAAACTCATGCTTTTGATACGACGATAGAAGAATAATGGGACCAACTTTCCAAGACCCAAATCAACTTCCTCCTGGCCCTACTGGACCTTTAAATAGTTCAATGGGACCTGTAGGTAATACTCCGTCTCCTATTACACAACCGCCAACAGAAGAAGAACCAAAGAAGCAAGCAACTGCAATCCCAGATAACTATAAAACTCCATTAACGGCTCTATTATCTCTTTGTGAGAGAGAAGATGAAGCAGTCCACTACGCTTGGGTTAGAAAAGCAAAGCGCCTGGAACTCTATTTCAATAATATTGTTACTCTCTTTTGGGATGATCTCACTAATGATTGGTCGATTCCTAATTGGGACGATAAAGAATCTGAAGGTATTCCTCCTCGAATCATCAATATCTATAGACCTCACGGGGAGTCCATTATTGCTGCGTTGTCTGTTGGCGTTCCTAGCGTTCTATTCTTTCCTGCTGACGCTGACAATGCTGATGATATCGATAAAGCAGAGAACTTTTCTGCCTTAGCTAAGATTGTTCAGAAACATAACAAAGCCAAGTTATTATATATTAAGTTGCTGTCTATTCTGTTCAATCAGGGAACCCCATTTGTCTATTCTTATGCTAAGAAAGATAGAAAGTTTGGATTCTATCAAACAGAAGAAACCGCTTTAGAAGCTCAAACATCATATGACCATGCTTGCCCAGTTTGTGGCTATGACTTTGGCGATTTAGGTAATACTAATTCTCCCGCTTCACTCTCAACTCTCTCAGAACCAGTAACACTACCCTGCCAATCGTGTGGTCAGATAGTAACTACCGAAGTTACTCCCAACACGGTTCAAGTTCCTGTTCCCATTCAAGTAAATAAAGAGAAATCTAGGGTTATTATTGACCCATTTGGCGTATTAAACGTCAAAGTACCTTACTCTGCCCGCACACAAGAGCATTGTGGCTTCCTTATTCTTAAATTCGACCAATCAATTGCTTCACTTCGTAGTATATTCTGTGCAAATGGCCCGAATGGGGAAGAACCGCTTATCGAAAACATCGAAGCGTCAGTTGCAGATGTATCAACTGACACGTCAATCCGCTTTCCAAGTGTATATCTTAACAATCAACCCCAAAATACTGCTATTGTTAAGTGTGTTTGGTATAGGCCGTGGCAATTTGAACTGTTGGTTACTGGTAAGACTGGAACTTACAGGGAAGAAGTCGATGAAATCAAGAAAAAGTTCCCAGAAGGTGCTTACGTAATCTATATTAACAGCGAACCAGTTGAAATCAATGGTGAGAATCTTGATGACCATTGGACAATTGGTTTAGACCCACGTGCAGCTTCTGTTCATGCTGAACCATTAGGCACTAATCTCTCAATGATTCAAGATATCAATGCAGAAATTGATGAGCTTGAATTACAGACGATGGAACATGGAATTTCTGAACTATTTATCGCTAGCGATGCTATTGATTTCAACAAGTATGGCAATACTCAAGCAAAGCCTGGCAATATTACGCAAACCTTCAAAGAACCCGGTAGAAATATCGGAGATAACTTCTTTGAAACAAAAACAGCTACCTTATCACCCGAAATTGCCGGACTCACTGCAAAATACAAGAATCTTGCCGAGTTTGTTACTGGGGATTTTCCTACTGTTTATGGTGGCTCCGTTCCAGGCACTTCAACTGCTACGGAATACACTAAATCCCAGAATCAAGCACTCCAAAGATTAGGAACTGTCTCTGTTATTGCTTCTTACCTTTGGGCAGATGTAATTGATAAAGCGGTTAAGGAATACGCAGAGTTCTTAGAGTATGATGAGAAGTTAGTCGAAAGAAATGCTGGTGGTTTTGCATCTACTAATGTAGACCACATGGCATTGAAGCGTGGCGATGTTGGTAACTGTGAACCAGAGTTCTCAGAGCTGTTACCCATCTCGTCAATGCAGATTAAGGACACTTTAATTCAAATTCTACAAGCAAAAGACCCAATGTTAATGGCTATGCTTGCACATCCACAGAATAATGAACTAGTTAAGAAAGCACTTGGGATACCAGAGCTTTACATTCCTGGTATTAATGATAGGACCAAGCAATATCGGGAAATCTCTCTAATGATGGACCAGCAACCGCAACCTAACCCACAATCCCCATTAGGTATGGAGCCATCTATTGTTCCAGAGGAATTTGATGACCACATGATTGAGATGGAAGTTTGCAAAGTCTGGTTAAATAGTTCTAAGGGTCAGAAAGCTAAGACTAATAACCCGCAAGGTTATCAGAATGTTGTGTTACATTGGAAAGCTCATCAGATGATGCAGCAAATGCGAACTGATGTTCCCAATGAAACACCCGCAGGTCAGGAACCAAATACTCTTTCAACAGGATTAGGTGGATAATGTTTAAGACGTTTAAAGTATTCTATTCTCCCGGTGAAGTTGGCGGAACTGGTACGACTCAACCAGCCGGCGATGATTCATCTGGAATTACAGACCGCGATATTCTAAATGGTGACGATGATGGCGTTTCCGATGAAGAAGTTCCCGATGGAAGAAGAAAGTCCGGCAAACGAGAAGAAAGAGAAGAATCCCTTTCAGAAGATGAAGATGAAGAACTCTCGTCTGAAGATGAAGAAGGGGAAGAAGAAAGCGAAGAAGAATCCGATGATGATGAAGAATCTGATGGGACTGGGGATGAAGATTTAGAGGAAGATGAAGAAGAAGTAGAAGAACTTGCACTATCTGACTTAACAAAAGCGGTTAAGAAAGCTGCTCCTGATTTATTTAAGAAAGTTCCCGGATTACGAGAAGCATTAGAACGTGATAAGAAGTTTGGTGAAGTATTTGCGACGCCAGAAGATGCTGCTCAAGCTGCTAGAAACTCTGGTTATCTTGCAGCAGTCTATTCTGATATCGCTTCTGGTGACGTAGAGCGAACCGGTAACTTTCTCAAAGCAATCAAGAACACAAACGAAGTTGCATTTGAGGATTTTTCTCATACTATTCTAGACTCTATTGGTAAGATTGACCCTAATATGTATGGCGAGATTATGTTAAAGCCTATGAAACGGGCTTTAATGGCAATGTATGCCGACGGATTAAAGACGAACAATAAGAATCTTGCAGCAGTAGCTATCCACGCGCATAACTACTGGTTTGATACGCAGGATATTAAAGCTCCTTTAGAAGATAGAAAGAAAGTAACAAAGACTAAGGAGCAAGCGGCTTGGGAAAGAGAGAAAGAAGAATACGAGGGAACTAGGGTTAATGAGTTCCGCGGAGCTATTACGGAAGTTGTTAATCATTCAATGAAACTGTCCATTACTAAGGAATTAGATGGACTTAAGTTGGATGAATACCAAAAGCGGAATATCATTCGAGATATCTTTTTGGGAGTTGATGAAATTCTTGGTTCTGACAAACGGTATTTGGGGGGAATCAATTCACTGTTTGACCAGGCCAGAAGTTCTAAATACTCTCCAGATTGGAAGTCGCGTATCGTTAAAGCTTATCTTCAGCGAGCACGACAGGCACTTCCAGCAATTCGCAATAAGGTTTTACGAGAAGCCGGTATTAAGCACAAAGATCAGCCAAAGTCTGAGTCGCGCCGATTAGTTCCTGCTGGATTGGGCGGCAATAAAAGTGAAGGCACGGGAATTGATTTCAGCAGGGTTGATAGAAGCCGAACAACGGATATGGACATCCTGAACGGCAAACCCAAATATCTTAAGTAGGAGATACGAACATGGCTGTTGGCGGGACACAGTTACTCTCTGTTGAAATGGAAAAGGTTCGTAAGAAGCTCTCTATGCTCTATGAGTTGGAGAGTGCGAAATTCTTTTCCACTGTCGAGAAGAAGGACACGGAAGTAATTTCCGAAAGGGATATGAGAATCCCATTAGCCATTGGACCGGGTGGTTACTTCGGGTATTACAATCCCGATGGTGGGGACTTAGGGATTGGCGATGGACAGACCTATGACAAGGCTGTCATTAACACCGTCAACTTTAAGCACGCGATTCAGT